ACCTGCAGGATTTTCTAGATATACTTCAACATTTGCTTTGTGTTTTGCAATATCACCTTGAGCATGTGCTATCAATGCTCTTAAGATTTGCTCACGCATATGTAGTGCCATAACTTACACTCTTTTTTAAAATTATACATTAAAAAAGGGGGTATGTAAACCCCCTCTTTATATTAACTGCAAGGAACTGCCTTGCTTTTCACTTTAATACCTCGATACATTAGGTCGAAGTTCCTATTCCTTGCTGCTTCAGCAAGGACTTTTTTGTTGTAATCTGCAGAGTCGTACTCGACTCCACGGTAAGTGACTTTTGCCATTGGCTTTACTCCAAAGTAGTAGGGGTTTTAATCCGTTCCTTTAGTCGGCTTTTGCGTCCTCCAAAGAGGATGAACGATTCCGTTCCGAGTCGGCTTACTTGCGTCCCTTATGGGATGAACGATTGTGTTAATACTAACACATGTATTCTATATATGCAAGTTTTACTTATAGATTGCCTCACCCATCACATCTGGGCATAACATAGCATGTGCTAACTCTCTTGCTTTATCATTATGCTCACATAATTTATTCATCCAAATTCTTTCATCAAGTTCTACTTGCCCATCAGTTGATATTATGCGACAACAAATATCTACTATCTTGTTTCTGTATTTGGTGCTTAACATTTTCGATTGCCTTTGGTAAAATTACGTACTCTTGTCGCTGAACTGCTTTAGTTAGAGAAATTATATCATCATCAGGTAATATAGGAACCTCTGCTTGAAGTATTGTTTCACCACCATCTAATTCTTCATTTACATAATGAACTGTACATCCAGTAACCTTTTCACCTGCGTCCATTGCTTGTTCGATAGCATTCAGACCTTTATATTTAGGTAACAGAGATGGATGAACATTGATTATAGGGCAAGGAAATGCAGATGGATTTTTAATAATCCTCATGTATCCTGCAAGGACTATGAGGTCTACTTCATAAGCCTCAAATAACTTAATGATTTGGTCTTCATTCTTTGCATTAATATAGCAATGATTGATACCAAACTTAGCAGCTCGTTTAACTGCACCACATTTTTTCTTATTATGTATCATCAATACTACTTCGTCATGACGGCATGTGCGTAGTATATTTTCAAAATTAGTTCCGTTACCAGAACACATGACTCCTAATTTCATTCTTGTAGTTCGTCTAGTCTGTAAGGTGAATAATCAGGTTTCTTATGAAACTCTACCAATGCTTCTAACATAATTTCCTTTAACTCTGCCCTTTCTTTTTCATTAAAGATTGGCCATTGCTTAAAGTTTGCTGGTGGGTAGATAATGTTTCCATTCTCATCTCTAGGATATATGTTATCCTTACATCCGTTCACTACCTCACCACTCATGCCCTGAGTATCAATCTTTGACATCGATAGGTCTCCCATTCTTATCAATCAAACCAAGTTTTTGAACCTGCCCTAGATTAGATCTTTCTTGCCTTTTAATTCTCTTATACTCTTTCATAATTCTATCCACCTCATTCTTTGATATTCTTACATTCAATTCGTTACCTTCATCTTGAGGAACATCTCCACCAAATCCTTTAGTCTCTTTCTTTTTTTCTTTATCCTCTAGATAATCATTAATCCCATTTTGAATCTCACCCTCTATAATATCATTGATTTGAGATCTCAATGCATCATTACTCATTTCGTTTTTGTTCATGATTTTCTCTTGCGTTTCTTTTGTGTCTGAGATTTAGTAACTCCCCATAAATTAGGTCTTATGGTTCCTCTACCATATTCAATTTTTTGCAAAACATCTTTACCATATCTATCATAATATAAGTCAAATATATTAACCATTTTTTCAGACCTAATTACATCTAAAAATTTCTGTTCCTCTACAACGTAGGTAACGTTGAATGCATCAGTAGGAAAGGATGGATCATTTGCCTTTTCACTTGTAGTTTTTTCTAAAATAAACTCACAAGAATATTTTGAAGGATCAAATTTAATTTGCTCCTCCTCTTTTTGTAGAGGAGATGGTTTTTCTTTAAGTTCTGATGTCATGAACGACCTCCCCACTGAATATCAGGGAATGCTTCTTTTACATTATCTAATGTAATGTCATATTTTTCATCAAGTTTCTTATCCTTTGTAAGAACTAATACTTCTGCCTCTCTTGGATGTAGTCCCTGTAGAAGATTAATAAACATCATTTCTCTACGAGTTGTGGTAAGAGTGTTGTTTCCACCCTGCACATAATGATAGAGGTTTTGATACTCACGTCTTAAAGAAGTTCTACCTCTCCCATCTAAATCTTGACCAGTTGCTGATTCGCCTCCTGCTGCCTCTCTAGCAAGATTTTCTGACAAACTACCTTTGTATACTGTTTGCTCTTGTGTTTCGCCATAGGGAACCTCTCCTTGAGGTAAGAGACTAATTACAGACTTATCGAAGTTCCATATCATGATCATCTTGACACAATCATGCTCATGAAATTTTAATGCTTCTATTTTTTTAGCATCTGATGGTTGTTGAGAAACAAGATCTAGTACCTCAAATACAAAAGGATTTATTGGAATAGAATCAATAGCAGGTGCTGATTTTATAGTTCTCTTTTTTGCTTTAGACGCTGAAGGTAATTTAGGACCATCTGCTTTACGAGGTCTACCTCTTTTCTTAGTCGTCTTCGTCGTCGGTGTCGTTGATGATGTCATGATTGTTTTCAATTCTTAAAGCTAAAATTTCATCGGGAAGAACATTCCCATTCGAGTCAAACATCTCTGGATGAGAGTAAACTACTTGTGGAGTGGTTTCGTATGAATGCTGTCTTGCCATCCATCCTATCATACCTCCTACCGCAAGTGCAAGTATAGACACAAGTGTCATAAGTGTCAATGTTACTACTAATAGTTCGGACATAGCACTCCTCCCAGAGTTATTTTTTTCTGATATCCAGATAACAATTAAAATGAAAGACAATCTCTCTATTCCATAGAGCAATTAATTTTCCAAAAGTTATCTGAAACGTTTTTGGTTTTGGTTTACTTTCCCTCCTATTTCTAAGTAATAATTCCACGCCCCGATTCATTTCGGGTTTGTCATTATTTAGAGACTTTTTTTCTTCTTCCTGGTTTTCTGTCACGACTATACCTCCATGCATCTTCTAATATACTGTACAAGTAATTTCTTATCTTTCTTGCTTTAGGTTTTGGTATATGACCATATGCTTCACGCAATTGTTTATGATCATTATCAGCACCACCCTTAATATACTCTTCTAATTCCAACACCTGCTCTGATATTTCAGCAGCAGTAGAACTTTCAATGAAAGCATCTACTTCATTCTTTTTTGTTTTACGATACTTCAAAAACTCATAAAATTTTAATTGCATTTTGCCATCAAACGCAAGTTCAATGGCATGTTCAATCATTTCATATACAGTTTCAAAGTCGTCAACTTTTTTCATCACACTAAATTGTTCTCCTTTAGATATTGTACTGTGTCGGTGCAACCACCAATCGTGTGTCCATCAACAGAGACTTGTGGAAATGTAGATCCCTCACCAAACTGGTGATAGAAACCTTTTTTATCGAAGTCCTCTCCTAATTTATACACAACATGATTTAGACCTGCTAACCCTAACATCTTTACCACTTTTGTGCAATAAGGGCATCCATCTTTAGAATAAACTGTAAAATTATTGTTCATTTTTTCTTTCCTCCATTGATTTGTTCTTAATAATGATTCTATTGTTAGCATGATCAGGAACAAATTCTAATACGTCATCGTTAGGCCACATCATTTCCTCATATAAAGCATTGAGGCGATCCATGTCCTCCCACAAATCATTGACAACTTCCTTATCTGGTTTAGACCAGAATATATTCTCTTCGGGTTCTAGATTTCCGTGCATAGGTTTAATGTGGATTGTAAAATTTTAGATACAAAGCAAAAGTGCATATTGATACTACTATCAAGAAAACACTAAAAGATGCTAATGACATTAACATGGGATATTTAGTAATAGAAGTATTGTATCATACTACCAAATGTTTGCAAGTGATAATTTACCAATCAGGATATATTTCAGTTACACTTTCTCTTTTTCTGTTTTTTGTAATCCTTTTTATCGTACATTCTTTACACTCATATGAGTATGATGATGCTAGTTTCATATTTTTACGAACCCGATAAAAAGAATATAATAGATTTTTTTGCTCTCTACACACTCTACATACTCGTTCTGTGAGAAGTAGATGTCCAAGTTCTAATTGATCTTCTAGTTCCATATAAAAAAAGACCCTATACTAGATAGGGTCTTTGAAGTTCCGACTTTTGTAGAGACCGCACGAACGATGTCTCAAAAGTATTTAGAGTGCATTACCTCTTGGTAATACTTCTTCTGGGAACACGAAGTTCTCATGAGGTTGGTCAACAGA